TAATAAATGTAGGTGGATATTCTCCTGTAGAAATAAAAGAAAAGATTGATAGAGTAGATGATGCCTTAGGAGCTACCAGAGCCTCTCTACAAGAAGGTTTTGTAGCTGGTGGAGGTGTAACCTATCTTTTACTTTCTAAGCTATTAAATACGTTTAATTTAGATGAAGAAGGGCGTTTGAAGGTTTCAAGTAAGCCAGCTTCTTACCCTGACATTACAGGTGACATAACGGCTGTTCAGGCAACAATCGGAACGCCTGTTGCTGGTGGTACGGTAGCGGGTGACGTTTCCAGAGCTTCCAACATAATGATTTTTTGTTCTGGAACATTCTCGACAGTAAACTGTACGTTTGAAGGGTCACTTGAATCAAGTGGCGATACAAACTGGTTTGGCGTTCAGGCGGTCAGATCAAACGCAAATACGATTGAAACGACCACAGGGAACTTATCAGCACAGCCAGCCTATGCGTGGGAAGCTTCTGTCAATGCCTTGAAGCGGTTTCGTGTACGGGCAACGGCGAGAACATCGGGTACACAGTCTTGGCGTTTTGTTCAGGGTACTTACGCAACCGAGCCAATTCCTGCGTCACAAGTAACAGGAACGCAGCCTGTATCAGGGACGGTATCAGCTACAACCACACCAGTTACGCCCACGACTAGTTTTGTCAATTCTGCTGCCACAACGAACGCCACATCTACGAAGGCCAGTGCCGGAACCGTTTGGAGTGTAGTAGTTAGCAATATCAACGCGGCTGCACGTTATATGAAGCTTTACAATAAGGCTTCTGCACCTACTGTCGGCACGGATGTTCCTGTCATTACAATTCCAATTCCCGCTGGTCAGGTTGTTAAAATAGATGGAGGCTCTAACGGCATCAGATTTGCTACAGGTATAGCATGGGCCTTAACATCTGGTGCAGCAGATACTGACACTGGCGCAGTTTCTGCTAGTGAACACAAAGTGGCGATAAGTTACACATAATGTTATTAGCCCTCTGGTCAGCTTATGAATGGGTATCGGACGCGGTAGAAACCGTTGTTTCTCGCGGCGGATTTGATGAGGATTACCGCAGGAAACTAGAACGACTTGAAAAGATAACCCGCATAAAGGCAGTCGAGCCTAGAAAGCTTGTAAAGGCTGCGCGGGAAGTTTTAGACATTTCGCCTGTTGCCACGCCCGAAATAAAACGGGTAGCTAATCAGGAAATTGATTTCAGTAAAATTGATTTTTCTTCTATATTGGCAGAGATTGCTAAGATAGAATTATTTATTCAAAAGCTGGAACTAGAAAAAGCTAACGAATACGACGATGAATTTGCTATATTGTTAATGATTTAAAGGAGATTACCATGCTACTTCCAGCTACACCGATATACAATGAAACTAAAAAAGCATCTGTAACGGATGTTGCCAGTACAAGTTCTGTCACTTTGGCGGTTACTTGTCCGCAAATCATTATCACGGTTGATAGTGCTGCGACTGGTCCCGTTTTCTTTAGGACGGGCGTAAGTGCTGCAACCGCAGTAAAGGACGTGGATTGCCCCGTTCCTGTCGGTCAATACACGTTTACCAAGCCAGACGATCACATGGTAGTGTCTTTAGTTTGCGATACAGGCGATACGGCTACTGTCTGGGTAACCCCTGTCATGGGTGAATAAGTGAAATATTCTGAATTAACCGACTTTCAGAAAGAAAACAAACGCTACACGATTACGTCAGGGCTTGAGCAATTAACCCCTGACGAATATCGGCTTTATGCAAGCGGGTTTAAAATCAAAGGCGATGCCCCTTATTCCGAATGGATGGCCTATTATGCTTTGCGTGATAAAATCGACACGCTGGTAAAATCTGACGCTGTGGAATTAGAGCCATGGGCCGAAGTACAAATCCGCAACACTGGCATTTACCTTGTTTCCGATAATCTCGACGGGGTGCTAAATCATGCCAATGGCAAGGTATATGACAGCAAATCCAAATATTACGCTGATTTAAAGGCAAGCGGTCATGTTGTTGTAGAAAGCGGCATGGAAGGCAAAAAGCGCACAGATTACGATGTTAGAAAAGAATTAAAACAGGCTGCACAACAGCATGGGCTAATAGGTTAACCAACAAAAGGAACTAAAATGACTGAAGAAAAAACACTGCGCGAACAACTTGAAGATGCTTTTGAAGAACATACAGCCCCTACTGACCCTGCCGATACGGTAGCGGAGCCAGAAAAAGAGCCAGAAGCTAAGACAGAAGAAGTCGAGCCAGTTGCGGAGCCTGTAGCGGCACCACCAACGCAGCCAGAAATTGATGCGCCGCAAGCGTGGACCGCACCACTCAAAGAAAAATGGAAAGACATACCGCCAGACATTAAGGCGGAGATTGTCCGTAGGGAAAATGATTTCCACAAAATGGTAACCCGTAGCGATGGCGAATTACGCTTGGGCCGTGAAATGAAAGAGGTTTTAGACCCCTACATGGCAACAATCCGTTCTGCGGGCGCGGAGCCGAAAGCACTAATTAATGACCTTTTGGGAACTGTGAATACACTTAAGAACGGAACTGAAGATCAAAAGATTGCCGTTGTTAGAAACATTGCCGAAGGGTACGGCGTTGATTTAAACAAGGTCATCGGGTATCAGCAAAATCCAATCAATAATCTTTACAGCGAAATCAATTCTCTTAAGCAGACATTAAACCCAGATGTCATATTAAATAAGTTGCAAGAGCAACAGGAAGCTGTTAAATCCAAACTGAAATTGAAGCCTTCGCTTCAGACCCTAGCAATGTCCACTATGATAAAGTCAAGCCTTTGATGGTTTCTTTATTGACAGACGGAACGGCGCAGGATTTGAAAGAGGCATACGAAATGGCGTGTTATGCCATCCCTGATATACGCTCCACAATGCTGAATACCGTAAAAACGGATGACGCGGCGAAGCAGAAAGCAGAGATCGAGCGCAAGAAAAACGCAGCCGTTTCGATAAAGGGCAGTCCATCCTCGGTTCAAGGAAACGCCAGTCCCCCTGATAGAACGCTAAGAGAAGAATTGATGGCTAATTTAGCCGCAGTTCAAAGTTCAAAAATCTAGGGGAAGTTGTATTGTTTATGGCTTTCCCTTATTAACCATAAGGAGGCCATAAATGGCAAACCCATCCAGCACTATGACGGAGATTGTGACTACCACTCTCCGTAACCGCACAGGCAAACTTGCGGATAACGTAACTAACAACAACGCGCTTTTGAACCGCCTGAAGAAAAAAGGCAATGTTAAGACTGTTTCCGGCGGTCGTACAATCGTTCAAGAACTTGAATACGCTGAAAACGGTACATTCAAGCGTTACTCTGGTTATGAAACGTTGAACATTTCCCCATCTGATGTATTCACTGCGGCAGAATTTGACCTGAAACAGGCGGCTGTTGCCGTTTCTATTTCCGGTCTTGAAATGCTTCAAAACTCCGGTCCAGATGCCATCATCGACTTGCTCGAAAGCCGCATTAAGAACGCTGAAAAAACCCTTGTCAACAACATCGCTTCGGATTGCTATTCTGACGGTACGGCTGACGGTGGTAAGCAAATCGGTGGTCTTCAATTGCTTGTTGACAGCACCCCCTCAACGGGTACGGTCGGCGGTATTGACGCTTCTACGACTATCGGTACATTCTGGCGCAACATTGCAAAAACTGGTACGACTGCAACCGCAGCCAACATCCAGTCTTTGATGAATGAAGTGGCGTTGCAACTGGTTCGCGGAACAGATCGCACAGATTTGATCCTTGCTGGTTCCAACAAGTACAACTTCTACTTGCAATCGCTTCAGGCAATTCAGCGCATTACCTCCGAAGACATGGCAGGGGCTGGCTTTACGTCCCTTAAATACTTCGGTCACGGCGGTTCTGCTGACGTTGTTCTTGACGGCGGCGTAGGCGGTGCTTGCCCTGCTGATTCGATGTTCTTCCTGAATACGGATTACATCTTCTTCCGTCCACATGCTGACCGTAACTTCACAGTTCTTGGCGATGATCGTTTCGCTACGAACCAAGATGCTATGGTTAAACTGTTAGGCTTCGCTGGTAACATGACTGTTTCCAATCGTCGCTTGCAGGGCGTTCTCACTAACTAATCAAGGCATGAAGGAGATAAAACATGGCTTACACTATTATTGACGACACAATCGGTTATCAGCCGATTGCAGCTACAGAAACCACACAAGCCCACAAACTTGGCACGATTGTTCGTGCTGAAGACCCTACCTATGGCGCGGGTGAGTTCATCTATCTGAAAGGTGTTGCTTCTACCGCTATCGGTAGCTGGGTAACATACTCTTATGATGATGGCACAACTGCCCTTTTGGCTGCTAACGCTATTGACCCTGTTGCGGTTGCCATGTCGGCAAACGTAGCAAACCAATATGGTTGGTATCAAATCACAGGTAAAGCGGTCGGCAAAGTGCTTGCTGGTTATGTAGATAACGCGCTTGTTTATGCTACGGCGACTGCTGGTAGCGTGGATGATGCCGTTGTTTCTGGCGACCGAGTGAAACTTGCTAAGGGCGCGTCTGCTGTTGACGTACCTTCGGCTGGCTTTGCGGAGTTTGAAATCTCTCGCCCATTCATGGACGATGGTTCGGCTGCTTAATAAATAATTGCCGATGTTGGTTTCGGCGATGGGAGATAGGGGTAGAAATGCCCCTATTTCTTCTATAAGATAAGGCGTAACCAACCAAAGGAGCAATATATGTTCAGCGAAGCTAATTTAATTAAACAAGGCAATAATATCTACGTTCAACATGGTGACGATAAATCCCTGTATGTTGAATTTACAATGGAAGCCATTCAAAACGAGCAACGATCAATTGAAGAAGGCCGACCGATTTTTGAAGAAAAAGAATATGTGACAATTCGCATGGCGGGTGATACCAAGACCGTCCGCAAGCGTCCCGTTAAACTTGAATGGGAAGGTGAAGTACCTCCCGATAACGAGCGTTGGCCTAGACAATACCACGCATTTAAAAACCAGCAACAGCAAGCCGTTGACGGCACACCATTGGAGCAATGGTCTTTGATGAACAAGGCTGACGTTATGAGCGTAAAGGCTTTGAATATCTTCACAGTTGAGCAGCTTGCATCTCTTGGCGACAATAACCTGAATTGGCTGGGTGCGCGTACATGGCGTGACAAAGCCGTGGCATGGTTAGAACAAGCGCAAAGCGGTTCTGGAGTTGCAAAATTACAGGCGGAAAACGAGCAATTGAAATTGCAAATGGAAGCCCTGAAAAACCAGATGAACGCGCTACTGGAAGCCAAGCCTGAATTGGCAGAGAAAAAACGCGGTCGCCCAGCGAAAGAGGTAGTAAATGACGAGCAGAACATTACTTGATATGATTCAACAGGCTGCGGATGAAATAGGGATTCCGCAGCCCTCCGCTTTGATAGGTCAAGTTGATGACCAATCGCGCCAACTCCTTTCTCTTGCAAACCGCGAGGGAAAGGATTTTTCCGTTCTGGCTAATTCTCGCGGCGGCTGGCAGAATTTACACAAGGAGTATACATTTACGACTGTTGACGGAACGCCTGACTACGCCTTGCCAAGTGATTTTGAATATTTTGTATTCAGGTCATTTTGGGACGGAAATATGCTTTGGGAATTACTAGGTCCTATTTCCGCACAGGAAAAGCAGATATTACGTTATGGCTCGATAACAAGCGGTCCAAGGCGCAAATTCTATATTCGTGCCAACAGGTTTTATCTTGAGCCAACGCCAAGCGAAACAGGCGAAACAATTGCATATGATTATTATTCAAACGCATTAGCCGCGCCAGCTATAGAAGAAACGGGCAAATACCAAGCTTTTAGGGTGTCTTTCTGAATAAGCCAGACGCGGTTTTTGAAATTGTTTATATTAGAAATAGTCGATGTAGTAACGCCTGTAATTGCAGGGGTAGAAACAGCGTCAATAGATAACCAAGCAGACCCGTCATAAAGTTGTAAATCATCCGCGCCATTGACCGCCATAAGGTAATTGCCGCCAGCCGTTCCCATGAGGATATATTCAAACCGGGAATTAGAAAGACCTGTAACCGCAGCAGCCCCTACTGCACCCGCGCTGGTTACGTCTATGATTTCCCCATCGACAATACCCCATAACTCCGAAGTCGTGCCGTAATTGTACGCCATAAGCGTTTCAACATTTCCTGTTATTCCTGTCGCATGGGATTGATAACCATTCCTAATATCAACACTCGCAGTTGATGGAAACCAGTTCGTCATTACAACGGCATCTGTCTCTTTCATGTCTGCAATGGCATCCCGCGCATTTAATCCGCCTGTAGGGGCAGGAATGGAAGCTGTACGGGAAACTTGCGCTTTGCGTGTCGTATTAGGCTTTACAATCATTGACCATAACCAGTGTCGGGGACGTTGCTGCTATTTAGCAGTTTAGGCGCATAACTTGGTGTCAGGGAAAGTGTCCGGGAACCGCCATCCCTTGCCAAAACCCTCATGCAATCCGTATCGTAGGCAAGTTTTTCCTCTGCATAATCCAGCCCCTTGGCGCGTAAAAACCGCCATTTAATACCCTGAATAAAGCAATCTTCATCCAGTTTATAAACGTCAGTATCCGCAGCCCAACGAACCTGATCTACCGCACCAGCGGACATGCACCAAGCATTGGAATAATAGTCATAGGCGATAACATCACCAGTTGTGGCTGGTTCTGGCTGCAAATACAGGCGGTTTTGAAGTACGTAGAATTTACGGCGTGGGCCACTCGTAACAGATCCGTATCTTAGGATTTGTTTTTCTTGTGCTGATATGGGGCCGACTAATTCCCACAACATATTGCCATCCCAAGTGATTTTGAATATTTCGTTCAAAGAACTT